CGCGCAGTTCAAAAAATTTCGTGCAGCAATTGAAGAAAAAGATTTTGTGACGGCTGCGGCAGAGATGCTTGACAGTCGTTGGGCAAAACAGACACCTAACAGAGTCCAGAGATTGCACAAGCGGATGCTGGCTGCGGCTGATGTCACGCTGACAGATTCGCAGCAACGAGCCTACGATGCAATTGTGGGCTATTGGAAGGAACACAACTTACCCCCGTCCATGACGGACGTTGCGGAGGAGCTAGGCATTTTCGTTAATGCAGTGCGAGAAACCGTGGGGCGATTGGAAACGAAAGGATACATTGTGCCGCGGCAGGGACACGCTAGAGCATTGATGCCCATTGATTTGAGGGACCATGTTAGAAAGTTCTACTCTGAAAGCTGATCGCTTGTTAGAAAAGTGGGCGCGTGAGCTTGCGAGTGAAGGGCAAGCTAATTACGCCACGAGTAACACGCTTGATGGAAACTATGCTTTGTCAGTGGCAGGGCAACGGAATCCTTTGAAAAGTTTCCTGAAGCCGAAGGAAACACGATCACCGCCTCACTCAAACATCGATACGGAACTGTTATTGATTGATTCAATCATGTCACGGATCGGAAAGGTCAACGACAAATATGTGACGTGCATCAAGTATGCCTACACCTTCGGCATTAAGAGTGCCGCGAGAGAAATGCAAGTGAGTCTTACAAAAGCAAAAGAACTTAAAAACACGGCATTTGATATGTGTGTTTTACTGCTCGAGGAAACCTAGTGTCAGCAGAAAGCAAAATGGAACGACTCCTCGAGTCCCAGGGAATTGAATTTGAACGTAATGTCAAATTTCACCCTAATGAAGATTGGAGGTTTGATTTTGTTGTTGATGAAAAAATAGCGATTGAATTGAAGGACAGTCAGGAAGTTTCAAAAGATTTAACATGTCAAAAACAAAATGCAGCGATGTTGCGAGGTTGGTCAGTTCTTCAATATGTTGAAGAACAAATCAATAAAAAGGTGATCAGTGACATATTGCTTCTTCGGTATCGAAAATTAAACGAACAACATAATCCCTTTGATGAAGCCAAAACAGGGATCGCAATCAATAAAATAAACAATGCCGTAAGAAAAGAGATCGAAAAATCGCTTGCAGCGTTAAAATTGTACTAAGACTGCTTCGGGGTAAACCTATAAAAAAGTCAAAAAAACATTTGTGATGGGTCGGCTTTCAATGTACCATTTCAGTTATAAGGCGATCGTCTGCGCGGTTTTTAATTCCTTTTTTGACCGCGCTGATCGCTTCCCTGTAAGAGTTATTGATCAGTACTCCTCTGGGAGTGCAGGGGTTCTTCGGAACCCCCTATCTTTTTTACTAACACATAAATGATATTCGCCCTTTTTATATTTAGCACAACTCACATTTTCTTATTTGAGAAATACGAAAACCAGCAAGCATGTTGGGCGACGGCACAACAAATTAGCACTAGAATTGACGAGCGATTAC